CTTCTTCTACGTTTCCTGCTTCCGCTTCTTTCTTCTTTGTGTCTGCTTTTATGTTTTCTATTTGCGCTACTTGCATTGCTACCTGTCCTAATTGTTGCCCCATTCCTGTTATTCCTTCTACTGGTGGTTGCATTACATTGCTTGCGCTTGCTCCTGCTCCTGCTGTTGCTGTTGCTCCTCCTGCTCCACTCATTCCATACATTAGTGCAGGATTTAATCCTGCTTCCTCTAATCTTCTTCGTTCTTCTTTTGCGCTTGTTGCATCTATGCTTTTTCTCATCATATCGAGCTGATTTTGATGACTTATTTCCGCCATGTTTTTATCATGCTCAATTTGCTTTTCTTGCTGTTTGTTCTGTTGCTTCCTTTGGTTCTTTGCTCCTACTAGTCCTAATCCCCCGCCTATTATTGCGGGTGCTGCTGCTGCTAGTAGTGGTAATATTCCTATTTGTATATTACTCTGTATTTCTGTTATTGTTTGTGTTAACATTTTTCGCTCTTTTATTTTAAAAAGAGGTGGTTTGTACTTGATTATATAGTACACATGCGTACCACCTCCCTTTAATTGTGTTTAAACCTTGTTATTTTTAGGTGGTAGGTGAATCGCCCGACTCGCCTTTACCTTGTGTAGACTCGGCTCCGCCGTCCTCTGATTTCTTAGTTACTTTAGTAACTTCTCTATCTTTGTACGCGTTTTTTCTCCTTGCTAATCTTGCTTGTGATATTTTGTCCATTGCATCTACGGCTAGATCAAATCTATCACTTCTGATATTGTATTCAGGTACTACTCCCATTTTTCTATCTGTGTATATTATTGGTGCTGTATCTTTTATACCTCCATCATTATTCATTAGTCTTTCAACCTTTTGTTCTATACTTTCTCCTTCTTTGAGTTCGTTTACCTCTAGGCTCGTTTTCTCCATTCTGTTTTGTTTGTACATCTTTTTATAAGTTTGGCATTACTTTTGCACTCATTTTTCTTCTTGCTTCTATATCTATTGATATTTGTATCCAAAAATTTTGCGCGTCTATTTCTGTTGCTGCGAATATGTGATTAAATTTTGATGGATCGATGTAACTTGTTGCATCTTTTATACTTATTCCTCCCAATACGTTTAGTGGTTCATATCTTCTGTTTAGTGTCATAAACATTTCGTTTCTTGCTATTGCGAAATTTCCTCTTGTTTGGTTTACACTTGTTTGGTAGTTTATCCAGCTTGGTTGCAATCCTACACTGTACTCGTTTATGTTTCCTTCTTCGTCTCTCCTTACGCTCCACCATGCTAATTGTTCGGCCATTAGCTCTTGAAATCCAATTTGGTCTAAATTTGGTTTGTGGAAGTCGTCCATTGTTTTTAGGCTTGTGTCCCATTCGTTTCCTTGACTATAGTCCAGTCTTGGTGTTATGCTTACGATTCCCATTATGTAGCTTATTTCGTCTACACTTGTTACTATTTTTCCTCCTTTGTGTTTTCCGCTTTGTACCCCTCTTCCTGCTAGTGTTCCTAGCGGTTGATCTCCGCTATCTGAGTTACTTATTACCTCTTCGAATACTATTTCTTTACTTAATCCTCCTACGTATACAGGACTGCTTATTTTTCTTTGTGGTTCGTGATCGTATACTGCTCCGATCCAATCGTCGTAGCTTCCTCCACTTACCGCTACTCTATTTAATAGGTCGAATACTTTTTTTGCCAATATGAATTGTTCAACTGTAAAGTTTCCGTCCGTTACGTCTATACTACTGATGCTGTTGACTCCGTCTTCTCCCATTATTATCTGTCTATTTAACCAGTTGTTGAATAGGTCAGATTGGTATGTTTTTATTGCTAATCCTTCTTGACTGTATAGTTTGCTGTATGCTCTTTCTGTTCCTCTTGATGCGCTATCTAGCATTAGATTGTATGGTAATTGTCCTGCTTCTCCTTTTTTTATCACATACGGTGAATTGCTTCTTGTGTGTAATAGCAGGTTATCCCTCATGTCATCTATGTAGTCTAGTGCTAATGTTCTTATTTCCGGTTTTACTGCTACCGGTGTGTTTTCTTGTTGATATCCCCAATAGTTTACTATGAATCCTACTTTTTTTACTCCTGAACAGTTTATGATTGTTGGTGTTGTTCTTGTTATTTGTTCGAAGGCTTCTTCTAGGTTTATGTAGATTCCTGTGTTTGTGTGTAGTAATATTTGTGATGGATTTATTTCCATTCCTGCTGTTACTATTAGGTGATATCTTGTATCTGCTCTTAATACATTACTTAAGTTTCCTTCTCCTAATGGTATTGTTATGTTTTCGTTTTTTATTTCTGTTACTCCCTTGTCTATTAGTTTGGGTATACTGTGTATTACTGCTAATATATTTTCTTGTTTGTTTGCGTAATAGTTTTTATATATATCCCAATACGCTAGTAATGGTATTGCGTTAAAACTTCTTGTTACGTCTTTATTTGGATGTAGTCCGTTTGTTAACCCTACTCCTCTTATGTTTAAGTAGCTTAGTAGGCAACTTGGGTTGATTTGACAATTATCTATGTCATAATCTTTATTGAAGTCGGGGTCGCTTCCCGTTATTTCTATTTGTGGTAGTTTTACGTCCTTCATGCTTAACCCTACGTTTAATGCATTATTATGTAATTTTCCGTTGTATAGTCTTACAGGTATCGTATATACGTCTAACTGTAATTTGTAGCTCCCGTACAATGGTCCTATTGTCGGATGCGTTAGTGCACTTGTATTTAAGTCTATGTCAAATGTGTCACCTGGTAGCATTACTTTGCTTAGGAACGGTACTAACGTTCCTGGGCTCATTGTGCTCCTCCATAGGTAGCTTAAATCGTGCGTACTTCTGCTGAACCCTTCTAGGTTCACTTTCATTTTGTTTCCGCTTCCTATGCGGTCACCTCCTAATGATACTGTTCTGCTCATTTTGATTTGTTTTAAGGTTATTTAATTATATTCCGTATTGTTCTTCTTCTTCTTCTTTTAATTTGGTTTCTTTTTCTTTTAATCTTTTGTTTTCTTCTTTTAAGTCTATTATTTTATCTACTACTGTTGCTATTACTGCTCCTAGCAGTCCCCAACTTTTTTGCTCCATGTATGTGTATAGATCTTCTTTATCTTCTACTATTTCACTTACTCTGCTGTTTCCTATTGCTAACCAGCTTCCATGGTCAATATGTGTTACTATTGTGAATGGTGTGTCTTTTATTTCTTGGTATGTTATTATTTCTTTACCATATTGTTTGTTGATTGTTCCTCCTGCATTCGTGTTGCCATTTAATGATTCTGTATTTTTCATTTTCTTCTATTGTTTTAGTGGGTTTTTTTGTTTTATAATATCCCCGTTCGTACTCTGATTTTGTTATTATTTCTCCTGTTTCTATGTCTACGTACTCACTTATTGTTATCCATTTTTTTTCTTTTCCGTTCACGTTCTGATAATTTGTTTAGATAGGCTAGTACTTTTTTTCCTAGCTCTATTTCTTCTTTTGTTAGTTTTTTCATTTTTATTTTTCGAATATATCGAATCCCATAAATTGTTTTACTACTTTTGTGTGAATTTCTTTTAGTGTTTTTCCGTCTTTTTCGTCTACTAATTTTGTTTCAATTAGTTTTTTTACTGCTATTCCAAAGCTTTTTACCGTATAGCTTTTGCTTACTGCTCTTTCTTTTGTTACTTCTGCTACTTTAGCTTCCATGTTTTCTGTTGTTTGTTTTTCCATATTCAAATATACATGTATTTTTTATTATTCCAAATTTTTTATGAAATTTTCTTCGCTTGGTTTTATTGCACTGTCCCTTCTCACGGCCGTAGGCTGTATGCGACCAGCACCACTGTCCTTGGTTTTGCTTCTCCCTTCCCATAAACCACCTCCTTTAGCGATTCTTTCTTGTTGTTTTAGGTTTCTTCTTTGTTGTTCATATTTTTTTCTATCCCAATTTATTTTGTTATCTCCGTACCCTAATCTTTTGTTTCTATTTCTGTGGTATTCTCTTAGTTTGTTTAATTCTTCGTCGTTTTCACTTACGTCTACTTTTTCTCCACATACGTACATTATTCCTTTATCTAGTTTTTGTAGCCATAATTGCTCTCTTTCTTCCTCTGTGTATATTGCGTTTCTGTAGTATATTGGAAGGTTCATTTTATGGCCTGTTCTTGTTGTATAGTATTCTCTTGTTTCTTCTCCTTTGAATTTATTTCGTTCTGCGTCTAATCTTTTTAAATATCCCGCGCCTATTCCTGCGCTTGTTAGTATTTTTGGTTTATAATATTGATGTTCTTTATCTATTTTGTGTACATATTTTGTTATGTAGTTTACTGTTTCTTCGTTTACGTAGTTTTCTATTTTTCCATTTACTTCGTTTCCTTTGTGTACTCCTCCGTATTTCCAATGTTTTTCTACTTCTTGTAGCTCTTCATCTGTCCATACTATTCCGTGTAAGTGTATGTTTTCTGTTCCTTTGTGTCCTAATTCTGTTATTAACCAGTGTCTAATACTTTTTTTATATTTTTTTCTCCATCTTTCCCTAAATCTGTGTACTGCTATTGTTGCTATTTCGTTGTCTAGTTCGTAGCCTTTTAATCCTTTTATTTCTTTATTTAATTCGTATATACTTCTGTTGCTAAATGTTAATGTTACGAATTTTCCATTTGTGTTTTTTCTTATATCTTCTAGTAGTCTTACTTGCCATTTTCTTCTCTCTTGGTTTCTACATTCTATGCATTTTCCACATCCTATTGGTACTATTCCTACTCTTTTATCACGCATAACGGGGACATTGCCCCCGTTCTTTTTATTTGCTTTATATTTTGGATTTGTTACTAAATTTGTGTATAAGCACATTATCTTCCCCCCTTTACTGCGTTGTATACTCCAATTGTTTGACTTAATTGTTTTGTTACAAAATCTATATATTGTCCGATTTTGCTATTTGCTGGGTCTTGTTTTAGCATTTCTAAGTTCTTTATTGCTTGCTCTACTTCAATTGGATTAATTTTATCTAATTGCCCTTTTAATTGTTCTTTTAGTGCTACGTTTGAGTTTACTTCTTTTATGTTTGCTCCTAGTAGCGTTCTTTTTGCCCCAACTTCGTTTTCTGTTGTTGCATCTAAGTTATATACTGTTGCTAGTGCTTTGTTTATTTCCACTCTTACTTGTCTTTCTTTTGGGCTTTGTCCGTTTTGTGTTCCTTCTGGCGTTTGTAGCCATTCTTCGAAGTTATTTGCTAGGTCTAGCATTTTTCTTTTTGCTCTTTCACTTCCTGCTGTTGCTATTTCTCTGTCTGTCCAAGCGTCTATTACTTGCGGTGTTATTGCTTTGTTATAGTTTCCTTTGCTTACTGTATCTTCTTCTACGTTTCCTGCTTCCGCTTCTTTCTTCTTTGT